CTTCACAATCCGAGCGGCAGCAGCAAGGCCAGGTTTGGCGCCAAGCGATCGCCCGTGTGGAAGCCCCTTGCAGGCGAAAGGAATCTTGCATGATGCCTACCTCCGACCAGGACGGGGCTCCCACCATCGTGATGTTCGCGGACAATCGGACGCGTGCCGTCCTGCAACTGCTCCGGCCGGGCTTTCGGCATTGCTTCGCGGCGCTTCAGGTCGGCGGAGCATGGGTTGCCTGCGATCCGCTCAAGGATCGAATTCAGCTCGCGCTGGTCCCACGCCCGGGCGACTTCGACCTCGCCGCCTTCTATGCCAGTCAAGGACATCGCGTGCTGGTCGGTCGCGCGACCGGCGAGCGGCCGCGTGCTCCCGCGCTGCCGAGCTTCCTGACCTGCGTCGCCATCGTGAAGAGGCTGCTGGGGATCCGCGCGCCAAACGTCCTCACCCCATGGCAGCTCCATTGCCACCTGCTGCGTTGTGAGCCCGCGGGTGCATGGCGCCCCTTCGCTCCAGCAGATCGTGCCACCGCCGATTCCGCGCTTGACATCGAGTGTTAATAGGAATATAACCCTTTTCGCAAGCAGCAGAGCCACCTTCAGTCGGCCTGCGCAGCAATCCGACGCCGTTCCCCCGGTCGATCCGAGAGCAGACAGCGGAGAAGCGTTGATGGGTGATCTCTCGCTCGAGGCCGTCTGGTCGCGCTATCAGCGGGCCAAGAAGCGTCGGCGCTGCTGGGAGAACCTCTGGCGAGATTGCTACACCTATGCGCTGCCGCAGCGCGGTGCCGGGTTTGGACTCGAGTTCGCGCCCGGAACGAATCATTCGGAGCGGCTTTTCGACGGAACCGCCCCCGATGCCGTGGAGCAGCTTGCGGCGTCTCTGCTGGCTGAGCTCAGTCCTCCCTGGTCGCTCTGGTTCGGTTTGATCCCGGGTCGGGAAATAGGCGCACTGGAGCGTGGCGCGCTCGCCGAGACGCTCGATCTTGTCACCCAGACGCTGCAGTCCCATTTCGATCGTTCGAATTTCGCGGTCGAGATTCACCAGGCGTTCTTGGATCTGGTCACCATCGGCAGCGCCACCTTGTTGCTCGAGGAGGCGCCGGTCGGCTGCTTAAGCGCATTCCGACTCACCGCCGTTCCGATGGCCGAAATGGCGTTCGAGGCCGGGCCGAGCGGTCAGATCGCCGGCCATTTCCGCCGGTCGGCACTGCCGCTCGATCTGTTGCAGGTACGCTTCCCAAGGGCCGATCTGCCGACGTCGATCCTGGCCGAATGCCGCGATTCGACCGAGCAGAGCCTACCTGTGGTCGAAGCCGTGCTACCGGCGTCCGGCGGCCATGCCTATTACGCGATCCTCGACCGGGACGGCGCGCAACCCGTGCTGCTCGCGACCGGCAGGTTCGAGACCTCGCCCTTCATCAGCTTTCGATGGCTGAAGGGCGCCGGCGAGCTCTATGGCCGCTCGCCGGTCATGACCGTCCTTCCCGACATCAAGACGGTCAACAAGGTTGTCGAGCTGACGCTGAAGAACGCCTCGATCGCAGTTACCGGCATCTGGCAGGCCGACGACGATGGCGTTCTCAACCCTGCCAACATCCGGCTGGTGCCCGGCACGATCATCCCGAAGGCCGTCGGCTCTTCCGGCCTGACGCCATTGCAGGCACCTGGGCGGTTCGACGTCTCGACCCTGATGCTCGACGAGCTGCGAGGACGCATCCGCCACACTTTGCTGGTGGATCGTCTAGGTCCGATCGCCGGGCGACAGATGACTGCGACGGAAGTTCTCGAGCGCAGCGCCGAGATGACCAGGCTTCTGGGCGCGACCTATGGCCGGCTGCAGGCCGAGCTTCTCACGCCTCTGCTGATGCGGGCCATCGGCATCCTGCGGCGGCGTGGCGACATCCCCAACTTCGTGCTCGACGGCCGCACAGTCGACCTGCTCTACAAATCGCCGCTCGCCCGGCAGCAGGCCCGGCAGGACGTGCAGGAAACCCTGCTCTGGGTGGAGTCGGCGACCCGGCTCGGCGATGAGGCCGTCCAGGTGATCGACATCGTGGCCACCACGCGCTGGCTCGGCGATCGCCTGGGCGTTCCGGGTCACCTCATGCGCGACACCGATCCGACGCTGCTGGAGGCCGCGCAGTTGCTGGCTGAGGCCGTCGAACCGATCGGAGAAGACACGCCATGATCCGGCAGCCGGAAGACGCGGGCTGGAGCTGGTTCGACATGGCTGCGGCCTGGCACGAGCCCGATCAGGAAGAGCTCTGCCGCGCCTTTGCCCGGTGCTTTGCCGGCCCGGACGGCGAGCGCGTGACCGAGCACCTCAAGCGACTGATCCTCGACCGGCGACTACTCCCCAGCGCCAGCGATGCCGAGCTGCGACACGTGGAGGGCCAGCGGTTCGCGGTCGCGTACATCATGAGCATGGTCGCGCGCGGACGTGATTGAAACTTCATTCCTGGCAAGTGCAGGACGGTGATGAGCGAACAACAGCAGCAGACATCCGAGATGCTCGCAAGCGATCAAACCCATGAGTTCGATAGCCAAGAGCCGAGCTCGACCAAATCGTCGCGCCCGGCCGGCGTGCCGGAGAAGTTCTGGAGTCCCGAGGCAGGCTCGCTGCGGACCGAAGCCTTGCTCAAGTCGTACGTCGAGCTCGAGCGGAAGCTGGGCTCGATGATCGCGATGCCGCAGGACGAGCACGACGAAGAAGGGCAGAAGCGGCTGCGACGTCTGCTCGGGGTTCCCGAGACCCCGGACGACTACGGCATCGAAGGCAGGAGCGATCTCATCTCACCAGATCCGGGAATCAATGCCCGGCTTCACGAAGCAGGCTTCACGCCCAAGCAGGCGCAGCTGGTCTACGATCTCGCAGCTGAGCACGTCGTGCCGTTGATCGAGGAGGCGGTCGGCGACCTCCAGACGAGTCGGGACGTGGAGCGCCTGACGTCGCATTTCGGCGGCCAGGAGGCTTGGCAGACACTTGCTCGCCAGATCAAGACCTGGGGCTGCGCGAACCTGTCCGAGGATGCGTTCGAGACCCTGGCGTCCAGCTACGACGGGGTGCTTGCGATGCACCAGATGATGCAGGCGCGCGAGCCCGCCGTGCTCCGCGAAGGCGAGAGCTCGATGGCTCATGTGGATCACGCTGCGCTGTCCGCGATGATGCGGGATCCGCGCTACTGGCGGGACCGTGACCCGGCGTTCGTCGGCGAGGTGACCGAAGGCTTCAAGCGACTCTACGACGAGTAGTCCGGAGGCCGTAAACGGCCCGCAACCGCCTTCGCTCCGAAGGCCCGGGGTGACCGGGCGAGCCCGGAGCTATCACTTCGCCTCGAATGATCTCTTTGCCAACCCAGCTGCGCCGTCGCACCGGACGGTGCCCGGCTCAGGGAGACGACCATGGCCAGACTTCGCCGCAAAGGGCCCGCTTCGACCAAGCTCGTGCGCGACGACGACGGGACGCCGCTGCCCATCATGGCCTGGGGCCAGGTGCACAACCTCGCCCCAAGCGAGACGACCGCGGCGCGCAATGCCGCCGCGATCTCGCCGGCAGCGGGGGTCGTCAGCATCATCGCCATCGGCGGCCCGGCGCACTTCAAACAGGGCGATGCCAGCGTCGTGGCGACCACGAGCGATCCCTATCTGCCGGAGGGCGAGTGGCACGAGCTGCCGGTGTTCGAGGGCAGCGCGTTCGACTATGTGTCGATCGTCGCGGCCTCCGGCTCCGGAACGATTTCCGCGCAGATCTGCGAGCGCCGGTAGAGCCATGACCGCCCTTCGCCTCGGTGCGCGTCTCGGCCTGAGCCGAGGTCGGCGGCGCGGGTCGCCTGCGGCCCCGCCGTTCACGCCAAACCAGGTGGCCGACATGGCCTTCTGGTACGACGCCGCTCAGAGCCCGGTCGTTGAGACGAGCGGTGGCGTGGAGCAGTGGCAGGATCTGAGCGGCAACGGCAATCACGCTACGCAGTCGATTGGAGCGCAACGGCCGACGAAGACCGTCGACTCGCTCGGGCGACAGGTGCTGCGCTTCGACGGCACCGACGATGTGCTGCTCGTGACCAGCCCGCCATCGCTCGCCGAGGGCGTGACGGTATTCGCCGTGTTTCGCATGCGAAGCCGGGTGGCGTTCCGCGGCGTGCTGGCTGCTGCAGGGACCGGAGCCGATCACCACCAGTTCTTTACCTTGCAGAACTCGGCGGACCTGAGCCAGGCGTTTCAGCTGCACGGCAAATCCCTTGAGATCGACGACCTCACCATCACCCGCCCGGACTCGACCGAGGCGCAGTACGCGGTGTTCACCATCGGTACCGCCAGCGGTGAGTTCCGCGATCTCAACGGTCAGGTGGCCAATGCGACGACGGCTATAGCTCTGGGCACGCCCGCTGCGATCGTGCTTGGCGGGCGCTACAACAACGGCGCTCCTTTTGATTTTGGTGCCGTCGACATCTGCGAGGTGGGGCTGTACTCGCGCGTTCTCTCGAGCAGCGAGCTCGACCAAATCGAGACCTACCTCAAGTCACGACATGGGCTGGCTTGGTCGCCGATGCACATCGGCAGGGATCTCGCCTGGTACCAGGACGCGATTGCCAGCGACTTCGCCCTGACGGGCAGTCAGGTCGATCAGTGGGCCGATCGCACCGCAGCGGGGAGGCATTGGACGCAGACCGCCGATGCCCGGCCGGAGAAGACCCAGGATGCCCAGGGGCGCGCCGTGGTGCGCTTCGACGGCATCGACGACGTCCTGCGGATGACCGGCACGCTGCCGGCGCTCGAGCCCTTCTCGACCTGCGTCGTCTACCGGGTGCGCAACCGAGGCGACTTCGAGGGCGTGATTTCGGCGGCGCCATTGAGCGGCGCGGACGATACCGACTTTTGGACCTTTCAGAACGCCTCCGCAGCTTCGGGCGACATGCAGCTGTCGGGTCGCTCCTTGGAGGAGGACGACCAGCTGCAGCTGACGCGTCCGGACACGGGGGCTGCCCAGATTGCGATCTGGACTGCCGGGACGGGCTCGGCCGGGCTCCGGGACCAGAACGGGTCGGTGGCCGATACCTATGGCGGCGTTTTCGGCACGCCCGCCGAGATCGTGCTCGGCGGACGCTACGACGGAGCCCCGTTCGGCTTTGCCGAAGTGGATGTAATGGCGACGGTCGGCGTGAGCCGCGTGCTGAGCGCAAGCGACCAGCAGCGGCTCCTCGATTGGGCGACCGCCAGGTGGAGCCTTTAGATGGTCGACCGGACTCCACAGCAATTCGGCGGGGTGCCCGACGGCGAAACCGACAGCACCGCCGCCCTCCAAGCCGCTCTCGACGCCTGGCAGCCCGGTGATCAGGTGGTGATCTCCGGCGGCACGTTTCGTACGACGGGTGCGCTGATCATCGGGCTAAACGACCTCGTCCTACGTGGCGACGGCGTCATCCGAGCCAAGACGCCGTTCTCCGCTTCGGTTCTGTTCGCGGTCGACGGTCAAGGTGTGACCTTCGAGACGGACGGGCTCGAGCTCGACCAGGCGGACGTCGTGAGCAACGGCGACTCGATCCGGGCCAACGGCGCGGCGGGTCTCCAGATCCTCAATGTGATCTCGCGCGGGACCCAACGAAGCTTCCTCGCTCTTGGCGATGATACCACCGACCTACTGGTTGCCGGTTGTGACCATTTCGGCAAGGGCTTTGGGGTTCTGGCTGCCGACCGGGCCGGCCTCACGCGACTCGTCTTCCGCGACTGCGCCTTCGAGCATGTGGGAAGCGGCACGCCGGGCGATGCCATCCAGCTGAATTGCCCAACCCATGGCGCGAGCGAGGTCAGCGTGATCGGCTGCGTGGCCCGCAGGTATATCGGCGAATCCAGCAGCAGGGGCATGGGCTTCGGCTTCGCCCGCGTGACCGACGGCCAGATCATCGGCTGCCGTGCCGAGAGCTGCGAGGGCGATGGTTTCCATCTCGAGCAGGCGAGCCATCGCTGGCTTTGCGCCGACCTGCGCGCCCTCAACATCGGCGCGTCGGATCCGGTCGGAGGAAACGGCTCCGGCTTGATCGCCTACGACTGCGACAACATCACGGTGGTGCTGGTCTCGGTCCGAAACTGCTCGTTCCATGGAATCGCTTTGAGCGGCCAAGGCGCGGCCGGTCCCAGCCAGCATCGGCTGAACGGACTGATCGAGCGCTGCTCGATCGACACGACCCAGCGCGACGGCATTCATCTGACGGCGCAACGTGACTTCCGCGTGGATCGCAACTGGGTTCGCGATCCATCGCTCAACAATCCTGGACTGTATGCCGGCATTCATGTCGGACAGCAGGGGGGCACCCTGCTCGAAAATATGGATGGCACCGGTATCGGGAACACCGTCGTGCTGAGCGGCGCCACGACCCCGCTCGGCCTGATCGTGGTCCGGCCGGACAGCCCGGATGTGACGATCGATGGCGTGAGTGGCGCGATCTCGCGCCTTACCGAGGACGGCGACAGGCGCCTCACCGAGGCCGGTCAGCCGCGCATATTGGAGGCTGCGTGATGGCAAAGCGCATCAGTGAGCTGCCGGCCGCGGGTGCGGTCGCCGACACCGACGAACTCGAGCTGAATCAGGCCGGCACCTCGCGCAAAGCCAGCCGCGCGCAGCTGATCGAAGGTCTGGCACAGGCCGCCCATAGCCACACGGTCGCCGACATAGACGCCGACGGCACGCCCGACGCCGCCACCTTCCTGCGCGGCGACGGCACCTGGTCGCCGGTCGAAGGAGGCGGCGGCTCGGTGAGCAGCGTGTTCGGCCGCACCGGTGCCGTGACGGCCCAGCCCGGCGACTACGAGATCAGCGAGATCTCCGGCGCCGGCGATCTGGCCGCTCTGGACGTCGTCGGCACGGCCCACGTTGCCAACGGTGCGATCGGGCCTTCCAAGATCTATGGCGTGTCGGCCCTGGCCCCGACGCCGGTCGGCGGGGTCTCGACCATCATGCCCGACAACAATGTCACTCTCTACGTCGCCTCGGACGCGACGATCGCACAGGTCAAGATCCTAGACCCCTCGGCCGGCAGGCGTCTTTCGATCAGCAATGCGACCGGTCACCCCATCGACATCCTTAACGCCGCCGATCAGCCGATCCGTGCAGGTGTGCCGAACCGGCACGTGATCGATCTCAGCCGGACGGGCAGCGTCTGGTCGTTCCTGGTCGAGTATGCTGCCAGGCTGCACCAGCATTCGCTCAGCGAGGTTACCGGCGCGGGCGCCTTGGCCGGCAAGAGCACGATCGCGTCGGCCGACATCAACGATGGCGCGGTGATCGGCAGCAAGATCGCCGACGGTGCGGTGACTGGCAACAAGATCGCGGACGGCGCCATCAGCCCCAGCAAGCTGGCCAATACGGCAGTGACGCCGGGTTCCTATACCAACGCCAACATCACCGTCGACCAGAAGGGTCGCATTACGGCAGCGAGCAGCGGCGCTCCGGGCGGCAGCGGCATCGAGGTCCTCGACGAAGGCCTTTCGCTCCAGGCCGGCGTCGGTGCAATCAACTTCGTTGGCTCGGGCGTCGCTGCGATCTGGAATTCGGAGAACAGCCGGATCGACGTGACCGTGGCCGGCGGTGCGGGGCCCCTCGAGAGCGTGTTCGGTCGCACGGGTGCGGTGGTTGCGCAGGCCGGCGACTACGAGATCAGCGAGATTGGGGGAGCCGGCAATCTGGCCGCTTTGGACGTCGTCGGCACGGCCCAGATTGCCAACGGTGCGGTCGGGCCGTCTAAGATCTATGGCGTGTCGGCCCTGGCCCCGACCCCGGTCGGCGGGGTCTCGACCATCATGCCCGACGAAAACGTCGCTCTCTACGTCGCCTCGGACGCGACGATTGCACAGGTCAAGATCCTGGACCCATCGGCTGGCAGGCGTCTTTCGATCAGCAACGCGACCGGTCACCCCATCGACATCCTCAATGCCGCCGATCAGCCCATCCGCGCAGGTGTGCCGAACCGGTACGTAATCGATCTCAGCCGGACGGGCAGCGTCTGGTCGTTCCTGGTCGAGTATGCTGCGAGGCTGCACCAGCATCCTCTCGGCGACATTTCCGGCGCCGGGGCCCTGGCTGGTAAGAACTCGGTAGGCCCGGCTGAGCTCGACGATGACGCGGTGATTGGCAGCAAGATCGCCGACGGTGCGGTCGGCCCGAGCAAGCTTGCCGACACGGCCGTGACGCCGGGGGCGTATACCAACGCCGACATCACGATCGACCAGCAGGGCCGCATCACCGCGGCGAGCGATGGCACGCGAGGCGTCGAGATTCTGGACGAGGGCGTGTCGCTGCAAAGCGGCGTCCTGGCCATCAATTTCGCCGGATCCGGTGCCTCTGCGGTCTGGAATGCGGCCGAGAGCCGGGTCGATGTGACGGTCGCGGCCGGCGCTGCCCCGGTCGATAGCGTGTTCGGTCGCACGGGCGCGGTCGTCGCTGAGGCCGAGGACTACAGTGCCGATCAGATCGCCGAGACGGCGGCCGCCAAGATCATGACCGCCGCCGAGCGGGCGAAGCTCGCTACCTATCCGGAAACCGCCGGAACGCTCGCCGGCAAAAGCATCGTCGGCAACGCCGACATTCAAGACGGCGCTGTCGATGGCATCAAGATCGCGCCCCAAGCGGTCACCGCTTCGAAGATCGGCGCGGGCGCGGTAACGCCCACCAAGATCGCGGCTCTGGCGGTCTCCGCGGGCAAGATTGCCAACGGCGTGGTCGGCCCGGCGCAATTGGAGAACACCGCGGTCACGCCGGGATCGTACACTCACGCCAGCCTGACGGTCGACCAACAGGGGCGTATCACGGCTGCCTCGAGCGGAACGCCGGGCGAGGCCAACACCGCCTCCAACCTGGGCACCGCTGGCGTGGGCGTGTTCGACGGCAAGGTCGGGACCGACCTCCGCTTTCGAAGCGTCGCGCCGGCCAGCGACAAGATCAGCGTGACCCTGAGCGGCCAGGACATCGAGCTCGACGTGGTCGAGGCCAATCTCGAGGTGCTGGCGAGCGGCGTGAGCGGTCTCGCTCCGGTCGCCACCGCGGGCACGCTGGCCTCGCTCACCTCTCTCGATGCAAACGGCGGGACCATCAGCAACTATCTGATCGGCCAGGACACGATTGCCGGCACATACTCCTTCGTGCAGACCGACAGCGGCCGCGAAAAGATCTTCGCGGGCACCAGCGCCGAGACCTGGACGGTTCCCGTCCTCAACGCCGGCACGCAGGTCGTCGTGCACAACCTCGGGGTTGCCGACGTCACGTTCTCGCCGAACGGCGTGGTGCTCAAAGGGCTGACCACGCTCGCCGCCGATAAGACCGCTGCCCTGTCCTGGCTACCGGGCGACGTGGTCAAGCTGACTGGCGAGTTGGCCTGATGGTCCGCTCCCACAAGACGCCATCGCCCACGCTGCCACCGGACGCCAGCCGAAGCAATCTCCCGACAGGCCCGCGTCGGGACGACAGCGAAGAGCAGCCTAGAGGTTTCTCCCCAGTCCGAGCCGCGGACCAAACCGACCCGCAGGGTTGCCTCCGACCTGGTCTGAGGCCCCTGCGGTCGGCCCGCCGGCTTCGGCCCGCCCAGGCGGGGCGCTTTCCGCCGAGACCGCGGCCCTGCGACGCAGGACCAACCGCGCGTCGTCTCTCGCCACCATCACGGAGGGACGAACGTGTCCACCACGATTGACCAGGCTTTCATCAAGCACTTCCAGGAGGAGGTCCATCAAGCCTACCAGCGGATGGGCTCCAAGCTACGCAACACCGTGCGCATGAAGAACGGCGTGCGCGGCAGCTCGACCGTCTTCCAGAAGGTCGGCAAGGGTGCCGCCTCGACCAAGGCGCGGCACGGCAAGGTGCCGGTCATGAACGTCGACCACACTCCGGTCGAATGCCAGCTGCAGGACTTCTACGCCGGCGACTGGGTCGATCAGCTCGACGAGCTGAAGATCAACATCGACGAGCGTCAGGTGCTTGCGAGCGCCGGAGCCTTCGCCCTGGGTCGAAAGACCGACGAGTTGATCATCACCGCGCTAACAGCCACCGCGAACGTCGCGGGCGCGGACACCGACGGTCTGACCAAGGCCAAAGTGCTCGAGGCCTTCGAGATGCTCGGGGAGAAGGACGTTCCCGACGACGGCCAGCGCTACGCGGTGATCGGCTGGAAGCAGTGGTCGGACCTGCTCGATATTCCGGAGTTCGCGAGCGCCGATTTCGTTGGGCCAGATGATCTGCCCTGGCGCGGCACCCAGGCCAAGCATTGGCTGGGCACCCTTTGGTTCCCGCACTCCGGCCTGTCGTTGGATGCGGGCGTGCGGACCTGCTTCTGGTACCACAAGAGCGCTATCGGCCATGCGATCGGCCAGGAGGTCGTGACCGACATCACCTGGCATGGCGATCGCGCCGCCCATTTCGTGTCGAACTCGATGAGCCAGGGTGCCAGCCTGATCGACGCCGAAGGCGTCATCGAGCTGCCCTGCCTGGAGAGCTAAGTCATGGCCTACAGCTCCAAGAACCTCAGTGCCCTCGCCTACGCCAATGGCTTCACGCTTTGGCACTACAAGACGCCGGATCTGTCCGCCACTGTCGATACGACCGGCTATTTCAACGCCGCCGCGAACATGCTGCGAGTCGGCGACTTCGTCTTCGCCAACACCAATACCGAAGTGGCCATCGAGAGCGGCGTGTTCATCGTCAAGACCAGCAGCGGCGGTGTCGTCAACGTCACCAACATCTCCACCCTCGGTACCGCCGACACCGACTGAGTAAGAGCTACCTGGTCCGGCAGGGCAGGCACACGCCAACGATCGAGCTCATCGCTCGAGCGCATGTCGTGTGCCGCGCCGGACCTGACCTGGCCGCGCCACGATCGAGCATCCTGGCGCGGCCCCCTCTTCTTAGGAGACGGCGATGCCGAGACACGCGCTGATAGTTCTGTCGCTGTTGGGAACGATGCTCGTGCCGGCCAGCGAGGCCGCCGAGCCGGCCGCGGCGCCAGCATGCCCGGGAATCTCGGCCGATCTGTTCGACCAAAGACTCCCGCAGCAGGTCCGCCGCTATGGGTTCGACGATGGGATGCTCGAATCCTTCGTGCGTCTCTGGCACGCCAATCAACGCCCGGAATTCCCGGTGCGCCCCGAGAAGGTCACGATTTACGATCTGCCGGATCGGCCCGTTATCATCGGCTACCAGAGGGGCGACTGCATGATCGCGTTTCTCTCGGTCGATCGGCAGCAATTTCTTCGGTGGCTCCGTCCGCAACTCGGCTGGTCGATCTAGCGCCACGCGCCCCGTAGTTACGAACCTCCAGCTTCAAGGTTAAAATTATGGCCATCAGCAGCGTCGAGCTGTGCTCAAGCGCGTTGGTGAAACTCGGCGCGCAAGCCATCAGCTCGTTCCAGGACGGCACGGCCGAGGCCGAGGTGGCGTCCCACCTCTACACATTGGTGCGCGATGCCCTCTTGTGCGCCCATCCATGGAGCTTCGCCACCGCGCAGGCATCCCTGGCGCGGCTGACTGGCGACCCGGTGTCCGATTTCGCACACGCCTACGCGTTACCTCAGGATCTGCTCAAGGCACTGTCGGCCGGTGATGCCAGTCGGCCTCGAGGCCTGCAGTTTCAGATCATCCGTCGCCAATTGCATACCAACGCCGACTCGGTCGTTCTCAGCTACATCTTTCGGCCGAGCGAGGGAGACTTTCCGCCGTATTTCAGCAACGCATTGGTGAGCCGTCTCGCGTCCGAGTTCTGCTTGCCCTTGACCGAGAATTCCGCTCGAGCGGAGCGCCTGGCGCGGCTCGCAGAGGAAGAGCTGAAGCTCGCGAGGCTGGTCGACAGCCAGCAGGACTCCCCGCCCCGACTGGAGCATTTCTCCCTGATTGAGGCGCGCCAGGCATGACTCAGGCCTTCGTCACGCAGACCAACTTCAGCGCCGGCGAGCTCGATCCGCGGTTGCTTGGTCGAACGGACCTCAGGGCCTACGAGAACGGCGCTGCCCGACTTCGCAACGTGGTCGTCGAGACGACGGGCGGTGTACGCCGCAGACCCGGGTCGGCCTATGTCGCCACCGCACCAGGGCCGGGGCGTCTCGTCGCCCTCGAGCTTGGTGCCGGGCTCGCGTATCTGCTCGCGTTCTCCGATTTCCGCGTCGACATATACCGCGACAACGCATGGCGCGCCTCCCTGACGACTCCCTGGAGCGAGATCGAGCTGCGCCAGATCGTCTGGGCTCAGCTCGATCAGAGCCTCCTGATCACCCATCCGGAGGTCCCGCCGCAGCGGCTGATGCGCGAGAGCGATACGGTCTGGTCCATTGCCGAGTGGCAATTCGCCGAGCTGGAGCCGCAGCTCACCCTGGCGCCGTTCGCCCGCTTCGCCCCCCTCGCGGTCGCGATCCAGGCGAGCGCCACGACCGGAACGGTCACTCTGACGACCTCTCATCCCTTCTTCCTTGCCGGCCATCTCGGCGGGACCGTGCGACTCAAGCGCAAACGCGTGCTCCTGACCAACATTCAGACGAGCACGGAGGCCATCGGGCTCGCGCTCGAGGATCTGCTCGACACCGATTCGACGAAGGATTGGGACGAGCTCGCATTCAGCGATGCCCGTGGCTGGCCCGCATCGGTCTCCTTCCATCAGAATCGGACGGTGATTGGCGGTTCCCGGGACCTGCCGAGCGCTCTCTGGCTCTCGCAGACGGGGGATTACTTCAACTTCGATCTGGGCGAGGGTCTGGACGCCGAGGCGATCGCTTTCCAGCTTGCCGCCGACGATTCGCCGGCCATCAAGGCGCTCATGTCCGGCCGTCACCTCCAGGTGTTCACGAGCACGGGCGAGTGGATCGTCACCGGTGAGCCGCTCACCCCGATCAACATTCAAGTCGGGCGACAAAGCCGCATCGGCTCTCCGCTCGATCGTCATGTACCTCCTCGCGACGTCGACGGCGCGACGCTGTTCGCCGGGCGCAACGGCCGCGAGATCCGGGAGTTCCTGTTCGCCGACACCGAGCAGGCCTATCAGGCCGCCGATCTCGCCCTGCTGGCACGGCATCTCGTCTCGGAGCCGCTCGATCAGGATTTCGATCAAGCTCGTCGGCT